ACAGTCCCGACGAACAAGGCGATCAGTGCGTGGGATGCGATCGAGCGGGCCGATCTCACCTGCTTCGGCCACTGGCACCAGTTCCAATGGCTGCGCGCCGGTCGCTATGTGGCGAACGGGAGCGTCATTGGACATTCCGCATACGCTACCCGAATCAAGGCGGCATACGAGCCGCCATGCCAGGCGGCCATCGTCATCGACCACGGCAGGAACGAGGTGACGAAGGCCATGCCCATCTACTGCGACCGTGATCTGCGAAAGGGAAAGGAATGATTGTGGCCGACCGACTCAATGGTGATGGCGTGATGCGTGAGGGCCTGCGGCCCGGCTCGCGGGAGTTCCTCGACATCCTCGACGAGATCCGCACGCTGCACCTTCGGAAGACAAAAGACTACGGGCAGGACGATGATGCCCTGAGCAACATTCGCAATTCGGCCGACGTGATCAACGTGCCCGCCTACGCGGGGTGCGTGCTCCGCATGTCGGACAAGATGCACAGGCTGCGGTCGTTCTTTCGCCGGGGCGAGGTGGAATTCGACGGCGTGGAAGACACGCTGCTGGACCTTGCGGCGTATTCAATCATTGCCCTGGTGCTGTACCGGGAGAGCGTCGAGTGACCGACCGCCGCGTGCCCTACTCCGAGGACGAGGCCCAGGAGGCGTGGCTCTGGGTGGGCCGCCACGGGCCTTCCAATTCGTGGACCGCGACCAACGGCACGGCGGCACGCATGATCGGGCGGCTGCTCGAGGAACGCGAGCGGCTGCTGGCGATGATCGCGGCGCGCGAGAACTTGCCGAGGCCAGCGGAACAATGAGTCGGGCGGCGGGTGCGGCGGCGCGGGTTTTTCTTCCTTTCCCCGCGCTGCCCCCGCTTGCCTGGCTATCTCAAGTCGAGGTGCGGGAGTGCGGCCGTCGAGTCTTCCTCGTTCGGGCAGATGACCGGATCGACATATACCCGCTGTAGGTTCGGGTCGCTGTGATCGAGCAGCTGCGTCGCGGCCGAGCGCCCCCCGGCTAGGGCGGCATAACTCGCGGCCGTCCTGCGAAGCCCGTGAAAGCCCCGATACTTCACGCCCGCTTTGCGGCAAAGCAGTTTCAAGCTCGCCCACTGGCTCTTCGTGCGGCGATCCCACGGCCAGACCAGATCGGAGTCGGCCCGCCGGTGCAGGGCCAGCATCTTGGCTAGGTCGGGCGTGATCTGCCTTTCGATGTCGCGGGTCGAGCCCTTGCGGGTCTCGCCGCGAAACACCACGCGCCGCCGCTCCAGATCCACGTCGGCCCACCGGAGCGACATGGTGGCCTCCAGACGCTCGCCGGTGCAGTAGATGGCATAGATGATGGTGGCCCACCACCAGCCGCTAGGGAGGCCGCCAGTGCGTCCACAACGCAGGCGGGCGCGCCGCACCAAGGCGGCCACGTCGTCGGCCGTGTAGGCCCGACCCGTGGGCAGCCGCTTGGGCACCTTGACCTTCGGCAGCTCGGGGAACTCGGCGGCGATTCTTTTCTTCGCAGCGTAGGTCCAGATGGCGGCCAGCATCACCCGGTCTTTGCGGACGCTGGCGGGCGACGGCAGGCGGTTCCTCCACCCAGGTGTCTCTGCTCGCCACTTGAGGTAGCGGCTGATGATGAGGTCGTCGAGGTCATCGGTGGTGGCCTCGCGCCCCAAGAATTTCTTCACGCGATCCAGCAGCATCTCGTAGAGATCGACGCTCTTGGGCTTCAGTTGGCGCAACAGGGCGTAACGCTCAAGCAATTCCGGCAACGGCATGGGCATGGTGGAAACTCCTTTTTGCTCGGCCGAAGCCATAAGTGTACAGAAGTATACACTTATTGAACCGAACTCGCCTCCACTCGAACTTCGACCCGGCCCCCGGATTGTACAGGTGGTCTGGGCCGGGGTTCCACTCGTTTGCTTTGTGTTCCCGAATCGGTACCATTGGTGGCATGATCGCAATGAAAGACGATAAGGGCCGGAAAATGCTGTCTTGCCGGGACGCGGCCAAGAAATACGGCTGCTCCATGCGGTATATCCGCAAGCTGGCCCTGGCCGGGAAGCTCGAGCACGAGGTGGTCGGCGGCTCCTACATGGTTGCCGAGGCCGACGTGCTGCGTCTCAAGGCCCAGGTGGCCAAGGGCGAGGGCCGCCACAAGCCGAAGGCTGGCGGCTACGGCGAAGGTTGAACTCCCCGTTTCACCGCTTGAAAAGATTTTTTCTGAACTCCCCTTGCAATTGGTTCCGATATGGGTACTATCTTGGGCACCAGCGGCAAGGAGGCAACGCAATGCGAATCGACTGGGACGAACTGATACGGGCTTTGGTTTTGGTCAGGCTTGGCCAGGAGCTCGGGTCGGACACGAAGGCGGCTCGCCTGATCCACGACGTGATCGACCTGTTTTGTGCTATCCCGATCTCTCTTTTTTTCTGACTCTGGTTCCGATTCGGGAACCGCTTGACAGAAGTTCACCCGTCAATACATTTTCGCCACCCCCAAAGGAGCCAGTAGACAGATGTACAGTACAAACCCCCACCAGAACGAGTACCTCGCCGCCGTGGCGGGGATGGCCGATCACACGCCGAGCCCCGTGAGCCTGCCCGCCGAGGGCGACTTCGTGAGCGGCTGCACCGCAGGCCGCCGGTGGCAGGGCCGGGTCGAGTGGGTCGAGGGAGACCGGCTCACGGTGGACGTGGGCGGCGCATGGCTGGCCGTCAGCGTTCACGACATCACGCACTGAGACACGGAGCCCGGTGGAACCGGGATTGCCCAGGAAGGGAAACGACCGGCAAGGCAGGACGCGGAGCCGGTTTTCACATCACGCAGAAAGGGACGCGAAAGATGAGCACGGAGATTTCAACGCAGCGGGCAGGCGGACTTGCCCTTCAATCGTTCGACGACGCCTTCCGGTTCTCGAAGATGGTGGCATCGTCTGAGTTCGCCCCCAAGGATTTTCGGGGCAAGCCCGAGTCCTGCATGCTGGCGATCCAGCACGGGAGCGAAGTCGGCCTGAGCCCGATGCAATCGCTCCAGAGCATCGCCGTCATCAACGGCAGGCCGACGATCTGGGGCGATGCCGCTCTGGCCTTGGTGCAGAGCAGCCCGGTCTGCGAATACGTCAAGGAATACACCGAGGGCCAGGGCGACAACCTGACGGCGGTGTGCGAGGCCAAGCGTCGCGGCTACCCGGCCCCGACGATCAGCCGGTTTTCGATGGCCGATGCCAAGCGGGCCGGGCTGGCTGGCAAGAGCGGCCCGTGGAGCCAGTACCCCGAGCGGATGCTGGCCCTGCGTGCTCGTGGCTTTGCACTTCGCAACGCCTTCGCTGACGCCCTGCGTGGGCTTATCACGGCCGAGGAGGCCCAAGACTACCCCGAAGCCCCGGCGGCTGTGGCTCGTGCGCAGGAGCCTGCAAAAGCCACCGCCCAAGTGGCACAGCCGCTGGCTGCTTCGGCACCGGAAGCGAGCGTCTACGAAAAGGCCGAGCGTTCAATCGCCAGAGCGACGACCGTGGACCGACTCGACGACATCCGCCGCAAGGTCGAGGAGCGATTTGGCGAAGGGGCTCTGACCAAGTTCGAGCGTGACGAGCTCGCCAAGTCGATCCTCGACAAGGCGAACGCGATCGACAGCGGCACCGAGCACTTCGACGGGCAAGAGGTCGAAGCGGAGGCCAACGCCCGATGAGCGAACGTGGCATCAACGAGGGGCACCCGCCGAGCACTGGCGAGTGGAACGAGTTCGAGGCCCGGCAGCCCGAGGTCTTCGAGCGGCGGTCACGCGCCGCCCCGAAGCCTACGGGCCGTCGAGGCCCGGACCCGCTGCCCATGCTGACCGACCAGCAGATTGCCAGGAAGGCGAAGTGGATACACGCCCGCTTGGTGCTGCTGATCGACGCGTTGGATGGCGAGGAGTGGGACGGCAGATGGACTAACAAGCTGATGAGCGCATGGCTCGCAGCGAGGAACACGGTCGAAGACGCAGCAGCTTGGAAGGAAGACACCGATGCCGTGGCACGACAGCTGGACGCAGATGCGAAAGAAGAAACAGCCCCAGCCGCAGGGGCAAGCCCGCAAGAGGGCAGCGGTGGCGAAGCGGGAGACGCGTAAATCCACCGCAGCCGAGGCTGGCCCAAACAAAAAAACTCCCGGCCAGTGACTCGACCGGATGCCGCACGAGACGCGGCCAATACACGGAAAGGAATCCCATGAGCGACTACTACTCAGAAACGCTGGCAGACATGCCGCTCTTCGCGGCGGCAGATCGCAAGGTGGAACTGCCCATACGCTGCGCCGTCTCGAAGGAACTGCGCGTGCGGGCTGGCTCCCAACGCTGGGATCTGTTGCGCCAGTACGTCGAGCACGGCCCGCTAACCAACGAGCAGGCGGGCGACCTCTCGGGCCTGAGCGACCGCAAGGGCTGCTGCTACTGGAAGCGGTGCGGCGAGCTCCTCGAACACGGCTACATCGCCGACACGGGCGAGCAGCGCCGCAGCCAGGCGGGCGAGATGCAGCGGATTTGCCGCGTGACGGATAAGGGGTTGGAGGCGATTCAGCAAGGAGGCGCGTCTTGAATTCACTCGTTGAACCGCACAACACATGC